GCATCTGGTAAAGCGTTCCTTGGTCATCCAGTATTTGTAGTTTCTGACACAACACTTGGAGCTGACGGTGAAGCTCATGCGTTTATTGGTGACATCCAACGTGCTGTACTCTTTGCAGATCGTCAAGAGCTTGGACTTCGCTGGACTGATAACGAAATTTACGGTCAATACTTGCAAGCAGTTGTACGCTTTGACGTTAAAAAAGCAGATGCGAAAGCTGGTTACTTCGTAACTATGCCCTAATGTTCCCCCAACTAGCGGGGGTGTCTCACGGTCTGCGGTCACTCTAGCAGTGCCAACCGCAAGTAGCAGCAAAGCCGACATCATGGCTTATCTCGATAGCAAGGGAATCTCATACAGCGCATCACAAACCAAAGAGCAACTACTTGCCTTGATTGGAGCGTGATGCTATGGCTGTAACGGATTTAGAAGATGTAAAACTATACTGCAAGATTGATTTTGACTTTGAGGATCAAATGCTTGAAGAAATGATCGAAGCTGCAGAAGATGAAATCTGTTTTGCTATCGGCAATGATGTAACTCCTCAAGAATTAGCTAAATATGCTAAGTTTTCGCTTGCCGTTAAAAAGCAAGTAAAAGAGGAATACGAACATCGTGGCTTGTCTGCTGACACACAACGTCATGGACTTGCCAACGGTGTACTTAATATTATCCATCAACTACGAACACGGAGGGATCTCGATGATAACAAGAAAGATGAATCACAGAGTCACATTCTTCCGTGAGATCGGAGGTCAAAATGAAGATGGTGAGGTTGTCTCTCCATCTCGAAAAAATCTCTACACTTGCTGGGCAGAGGTTGCTAAGACTTCCTTGAAAGACTTTCAAGAGGGAGCGAACCAGACGGCCAACAAGAAAGCTAAAGGAATTGTTTCTTCGAGTGAATTGAAAACTTTGTACATTCGTCACAATCCAGAGCGACCTTTCGATAGCTCAGATCATGTTGAATTTAACGGATTTGAGTATGATATCGTATCGGTCGATGTGGATGAATCATCATTTGACATGGATAAGATCAGTATCAAGAGGCGCACATGACAAAAGGTCTGGATCAGATTTTATCACGGCTTACTGAACTGCAAGTGAAAGCTCCAAAAGCTGCAAGAGCAGCAGTTAAAGAGGGTGCGGATGAAGTAGAAAAAATACTAAAAGTAAACACTCCCGTTTATTTTGTTATGGATAACGTCCATGCCAAAGATGATACAAGAGTAACCAGCTTTAAAGGTGGCGACCACGGCTTGATATCAAAAGATATCGGATATGGTCGCGCTACTGGATGGCGGATACACTTTCCAGACGATGGTACGAAATACCAAAGAGGGCAAGGATTCGAAGAAAAAACAATTAATGAAGCAACACCAATTGTAAAGGAAATATACGCTACGAAAGTAAAGGAGGGATTGGGATTGTGACAGTAGAAACAATAGCTTATAAGTTATTAAGCAACGATGAAGAACTGAATAGCTTATTCGATAAGTTACGAGGGAAGAAATTCGGCCTTGGATTTAAACAAGGAATCTTTACTTATGACATCCCAGAACGACCTACGAACGCTTTGAGTAAGGAGCTTGCTCCCTTTATGCGTATCTATCCAACCTATGAAAATGATGTTGAGTTTGCAGATGATAAAGCCATCTCGACGGAACACAGGATCACGATTAATTATTGGTGCTTGAATGCAAAGCAGTCTGAACAGATCGCTGAATTGATGGATAAAATTTTAGAAAGTAACGGATTTGACCGCTACACAACAAACGAACTGCCAAGATACAGAGATAACGATATTGACTTACTGGTTAATGTAAGAAAGTATCGTTTTTTTGATTGGCAATTGGAAAAATTAAGAAACGAGGATTAATGAATGTCTAAAGTTAAATTTGGATTGCGTGGATTTGAATTTGGTGAAGTAACATCAGAAAACAAAGTCCCAACAACTATGAAATTGACTGGTATGAAATCTGCTAAGATTGATATCACGAACGAACTTGTAACAATTGCTGCTGATGATGGACCATACGTAGTATTATCATCTGGTATCACAGGTACACAATTGGAAATTTCAGTGCTTGACTTGCCAACAGAAGCACGTAAAGTGTTGTACGGTATCGAAGTTAAAGACGGTATGGAAGTCTACAACAAGAACCTCACTCCTAAAGACGTGGCTTGTTGCTTCCGTACATCTACAGAAGATGGTAAAGCTATCTGGATCGGTCTTCTCAAAGGTAAATTCTCATTGCCTGGAATGGAAACTGAAACCAAAGACGGTTCACCAGCACCTAAAGAAGACAGCGTAACAGGTAACTTTGTAGCGCGTGGTGACGATGAAAACGGCGATGTAATGATCATCGCTCGCGAAGATAACCCAGCATTTAATTTGGAAAAATTCCGTGCTGCAGTCTTCCCAAAGTCGTAAGCGCCGCACCAGCATCGCCTGCAGGCGCAGGATAACAACTTTCTAAGCATGGATTTTATTTCCATGCTTTTTATTTTTATTTAAAGGAGTAGGAAATGTACACAATCAAGCTAAAAATCGGTGGAATTGATAAAGAATTTACCAAAGAATATATCAATGTGGAGGATAACCTCCTCGCAACTGAGCAAAACGTGCGACAATCAGCACTTATCCAAGATGCAAAGAAAGCAAATGACCCTAGAGAGAATCGTAAGTTAAATGAAGCATATCTCAAGATGTTTGTAGATATGTTTGGCGGTCAATTTAAAGTTGAAGATTTGAAGCAAGCAGATATTGGAATTTTGAAAACACTTGAAAAAATCTATCTCGCAGCGCTTGGAATTAAAGAAGAAGTGATCGAAGACCTTGAGGGTGAAGACGAAAAAAAGGGATAAGCCCAGAAGAAGCGCGTGACAATTTCCTAATCTGGTTTCAGGAATTGATGCAGCAAGGGTATACAATCCTTGAAATTAAACAGATGCGACTTTCTGACTTTGATTTAATGGTAAAAGCCTTTGAAACGAAGAAAGAAGAATCAGAAAAAGAGACCACGCTTGATAAAGCATTTCCGCTTCTATTTGGTTAGGGAAGGAGGATAAATGACTAGTAATTTAGGCGAACTGGTAGCAACAGCATCGCTGGACATCCAACCATTCGTAGGAACGACTAAACAACTAAGTATGTATATGCGTGGTCTTGATAAGTCTTTATCTGCGATGGAAAAATCCTTTAAGAACGCTGGTAAGGGTGCTAAGAACATCGCAGGAATGAAAACCGTGTTAGGTGAAACTGCGAATAGTATTAAAGCCTACGAAGGAATTTTAAAGCAACAAACAGATCATTATAATAATCTAAAATCAAAGATTGGTGATTTGAGTAGTGCGAGCGCAAAAAACAAGGAAGACTTGCTTGGCGCACGTAATGCAATGTTGCAGACCGCTACCACCTTGTCAGATTTGAGGGGGCGATATGCCGACCTCACTAGAGAAATTAATATCCAATCTAGCAAGTGGACGCAAGTTGGAAATGGCTTGCATTCGTTTGGCGAGAAGATGCAGGGTATTGGCTCTAAAATGCAAAGTGTTGGATCGACACTTACGAAAGGTCTGACCGTACCACTGCTTGCTGGAGCTGGGGTGGCAGTTAAGGCTGCGATTGACTATGAAAGTGCCTTCGCTGGGGTAAATCTTTGCCCTCTCTAATAGTAATATTAGAGTAATTAAATCGAGCAAAAACGGTAAAAGCTAAGTCATACAGATATGCTAATACCGTGCTAACTTATCAGATTGCGAAAGGCTGATAAGCAGTGTAGAGCGTAGGGAGTGAATAAATATAATCTCCCCACGAGTGTTCGACAACCTTTTATAAAAGGTTGAAAATGTACGCCGAACTTACGGGAAACCGTAAGAAGTAAAGGATAAAAAGCCTTTACGATAACAAAATTGAAAGAAAACAGTGGACGGAACGCCACAACAATTCACACAGCTATCTAACAGTATCCGTGAGATGGCTAAAGAAATGCCATCTAGTGCGGTTGAAATTGCACACGTAGCAGAAGCAGCAGGGCAATTAGGTGTACCAATTGGTGCGATCAAAGATTTTTCCAAAACTATGATTAATTTGGGAGTATCTACCAACCTAAGCTCAGAAGAAGCTGCATCGTCAATCGCTAAAATCGGTAACATCATGCAAGTGTCTGGTAAAGACCTTGGCACATGGTCGGCCCACTTCGGATCTTCACTTGTGGATTTGGGTAACCATTTTTCAACAACTGAACGCGATATTGTCGAAATGACAAACCGTTTAGCAGCAGGCGGTAAACTTGCTGGTTTGACTACCCCAGAAATTCTAGGTCTTGCGACTGCTATGAGTAGTGTAGGTATTGAAGCTGAGGCTGGGGGAAGCGCGATGACTCAAACCCTTACTGGTATTGGTAAGGCCGTGTCTGGTGTCGGTAAAGGTGCGAAAGAGAAATTAGAAGTCATCGCACAAACTGCAGGAATGACTGCGGAACAATTTTCTACAGCTTGGAAACAAAAACCAGCAGAAGCCTTGCAAGCATTTATTAAAGGTTTGCAACGTGCCCACGATGAAGGCAAGAACATGGACGGTATCCTAGACGAACTTGGAATGACAGGTATTCGTCAAGGGAATATGCTGAAATCTCTTGCTTCTGCATCAGACAAGATGAGTGAGGCAGTCAGTCGCTCTAATACCGCTTGGAAAGAAAACAATGCACTTACCAATGAAGCAAGTAAACGTTATGAAACCACTGAATCACAACTTAAAATCTTTAAGAACAAACTTACTGACATCGCTATTGAATTTGGTGGGCCACTCCTTAAAGCATTAAATAGTGGTTTGGATGCTGCGAAACCGTGGCTACAAACTCTATCGGATATGGCCAAGAAATTTAGTGAAATGTCAACTGAGCAACAACAAAACATCATTAAATGGGGTGCTATGGCTGCTGCAATCG